ATTTAGAGGTTGATGCTCATTTTGCTCACAGAGGTAGATATGATGATTATTTTAGTAGCCACGCTAAACAGTTACGGATCTTTTCTGAGAGCCTTAGAGATGAGCTGGTAAAGGAGGATGAGAAAAACCGTGATAGGAGAGGATAACATACTTACTCTTACATACCATGATTTTACTACTAGCTGGTGCATGAAAATAAATCTGTATGAGGTATTTTGTGGAATTGAATACAGAGAGTTACCAGATTATGAGCCAGATCCAGATGAGGTAAAGATCACACGCTGGCAGAGAATAAAGAAGATCATACAGCTTATTAAAAAGCATCATTTAGATAAAGAGCTCTCAGAGTTTAAAAGCTGGGTAGAAAATCAAAAGGCGGAGGATGAGAGCTTAAGAGCTAAGTATAAGGCTGGATCAGATGGATATAAGAGCCTCACAAAGAGGATAACTCTTTATAACAGAGCTATAAGGGAGGCGGAGAAATGATACAGAGTGATAAATTAAAGAAAATCATAGCAGAGGTAAAAGAGGAGAGCTCCCCTGTAATAACCCTCTCAAATGAGTTAATAGTAGATTTTAGTAAGGAGCTTGATAGTGCTATCTCAGAGCTAGATATGATTATGGAAAGCATAGGAGAAAACTCTATAGAGGATATACCAGATAGCCAGATAGAGTATTACTGTGTTAAGATCCCAGCCCTTATGTACTATGCAGGGCAGAGAGTAGAGGAGCTGGGTATGCAGGTAGATCTAGCCTCTAACGCTAAGAAAAGTGCTCAAAATGAGGCGATGGTAAAAGTATCTGGTACTGTGCAGGAGAAGAAAGCCAGAGTAGAACAGCTCACAGAGGACAAAGCTTTAGTAGAGGCTATTTATCGTAGAGCTTACAACAGCCTCAAAGTTAAGTTAGAGATGGCTGAGAAGATCTACAGCGGATTAAAGAAATCCCTCTCAAAGAGGATAGCAGAGGTAGATCTGGATAGATTTAGCAAGGATAAATATACCAGAGATCCAGAGGATCCTATGGAGGAGTAAAGCCTATGGAGCGATGGGCTTATGAGTACTTTAGGAGGCAAGCCATAGAGGATAGATGTAAGCAGGAGGCACAGTGGCTAATTGATAACCCTAAGGACAGTATCCGTAAAATGGCTAAAGAGTTTTGTATAAGTAAGAGCCAGCTACATAGAGATTTCCATGAGCTCAGAAATATAGATGATGATCTCTATGTACAGTGTAGAAATATTTTAAGGAGGCACAGAAGAAGTGGAGGAAAAGTTAGATAAGTTTTTAGCATATCTGGAGGAGAACGGAGTAGAGATCTCTGGAGAAACAGCTTTTAAGTGCGATGATGGGATTGTACTTTTTAGCCCTAATGAGGGAGGCGGAGTAGATATAGCCATTATCAGAAATGTAATTGAGTTAAATTACAATTTAGGTATCACGGATGCAGATGTAAACCTCTTTAATACGGAGGTAGGCATTATGCAGGAGTTAGGAGGAGAGCAGTAATGGAGTGTTGCGGTACTTGCGGTAATAATTGTTACGATGGTGGAGAGTTTGTATGTAGCTGTGAGGCTAGTGATGCTTATGGATGCCCTACAGCCTATAACGATACTTGTAATGAGTGGTGTGAGAAAGGAGATAATTAAAATGACAGGAAAAGAGTATGTAGAGTTAGCTATGAGAACTAATGACGGTAACGCAACAGACAGGATCGAGAAAGCTATTGAGCTTTTACATAGACCAGATAAGCCTAAGTGCTTTAAGCCTGTAGTAGAGGATCTGGGAGGAGTGCTTAACGGATGCTTAGGCTTAGCAGGAGAGGCAGGAGAAACTCTGGATATGATTAAAAAGTGGATTTTCCACGAAAAGGATCTTGATAGAGAGCATCTTAAAAAAGAGCTGGGAGATGTAATGTGGTATATGGCTATGATCTGTTATAGTTTTGGTTTCGATCTGGATGAGATCCTCCAGATGAATATTGATAAGCTCAAAGCCAGATACCCAGAGGGATTTGATACAGAGAGAGCTAATCATAGAGCGGAGGGAGATATTTAATGGCAGAGATAGATAACCTCATAGCGGAGGTAAACAAAAAATACAAAACGGATATAATCCGTAAAGCATCTGATCTTAAGGGGATAGAGTTTATCCCTTATACCTCCCCTATGATGAATTACTTAACCAGAGGAGGAGTACCTGTAGGGAGGATTATAGAGCTAGTAGGATTACCTCAGAGTGGTAAAACTACTACAGCTCTGGATATTATCTCTAATTTCCAAAAGAAATACAAAGATAAGTACTGTGTATATCTGGATGCAGAAAACACGATAGATAAGGAGTGGGGAGAAACTCTGGGGGTAGATTGGAGTAAGGTAATCCTCATCCAGCCAGAGAGTGAGTATGGAGAGGAGCTCTTAGATATGCTCTTAGACTACATAAGATCTGGTAAGGTGGGTTTAGCGGTATTAGATAGTGCTCCATTCATTATACCTAAGGCAGTACAGGAAAAGGGCTTAGATGAGAAAAGCTATGGAGGTAATAGTGCTCTTATGAAAGCCTTTTGTGATAAGGCGGTACCGCTCTGTAAGAAAACTGAGTGTACTTTTCTTATGATTAACCAGCTCAGAGAAAATATTGGAAATCCGTATAAGCCCTTTAAGATCCCATGTGGTACCGCTATAGCTCATGCGTGCTCACAGATCCTATGGTTTACAAAGGGATCCTTACTGGATGAGAAGTATAAAGAGGTAAGTAGCGGATATGCTAACCCTAGCGGTAATCTGGTAAGCGTGAAAGTAGAGAAAAACAAGGTTACTAAAAATGATCGTAGGCTCCAGACTTACACACTTAACTACAGTACAGGAGTGGATGAGATTAAGGATACCTTAGATCTGGCTATTATGCTGGGGATCATCTCACAGGCTGGGGCGTGGTTTAAGGCTACTCTTAAAGACGGTAAAGAGCAGAAAATGCAAGGCTTTAATGGAGTGCAGGAGTTTTATTATAACGATCTGGAGGAGCTGGAGTATCTTAGAAAACAGGTATATGAGGCAGGGATGGTATGAGAGAAGTAGAGGAAACCTTAGCACATAACCTTAGAGAGGTAAGAGAGAAAAAGGGCTACACTCTAAAAGATGTGGTAAAAGGTACAGGATATACAGAGGTAAGTATAAGTAGATGGGAAACAGGTACACGGATCCCTAAGGCTACAGTACTTTATAATCTGGCTAAATTCTATGGAGTATCTGTAGATAGATTTTTCTGGAGGTAAACATGATAAAAGAAAGGAGAAATACCAGATCCTAGTAGACTAGGTTTTATATGAGAGTGTTGTACATATAAGTAAAGTGCTAGAAAACAGCGTGAGATCTTCTTTACAAATATATTGAATAGTAAAGCTGTGTAAGGTAGCTACCCTATTACGGAATGGGTAGGGCGGTCTTAAATGTTGAGCATGGGAGGCTACTAGCATTTCCACGAACCGATTTAGGTAAGTGGTTGGTATGACAAACAAACATAGTATAAATGATCTTTACCAGATGCAGGCTTTATCTCTTGCATCTAAGATACAAATGAGTAAGGCAAGGATAAGAGCGTGGATAGAGAAGTACGGAGAGGATGGAGTGTATGTATCCTTTAGCGGAGGAAAAGATAGCACAGTACTCTTAGATCTGGTAAGGAGTGAGTACCCTAATGTAAAAGCAGTATTTGTAGATACAGGGCTGGAGTATCCAGAGATTAGAGCGTTTGTAAAAACCTTTGATAATGTGGAAATACTTAAGCCTAAGAAAAATTTTAAGCAAGTTATACAAGTGTATGGGTATCCGTTTTTCTCTAAAGAAAATGCTCAAAAGATTTACGAGATTAAGCATACAGGATCAGAGATCCTAAAACATAATAGGTTACATGGAGATAGTAAGGGTAATGGAAAGTTACCAGATCTGTATAAATTTATGCTAGATCCAGAGGCTCCAGAGGTATCTCATTTATGCTGTAACATTATGAAAAAATCTCCAGTAAAATCTTATGAGCATAAAACAGGGAGAAAGCCCATAGTAGCTACAATGGCTACAGAGAGCAGAAATCGTACTGTAGAATGGCTTAGGACAGGGTGTAATAGTTTTGATAGTAAAAGACCGATAAGCAAGCCTATGAGCTTTTGGAGTGAGCAGGATGTTTTAATGTATATTGCTATTAAGAGGTTGCCTATATGCTCTGTGTATGGAGTAATAGCCGATGATACAGAGTGTGAGGTAAGCCCTGTGGATCTAAATCCTCATGCTATGATTTTTGATAAGGTTAATCCTGTACTACATACTACAAAGTGTGATCGTACAGGCTGTATGTATTGTGGTTTTGGATGCCATCTAAATGATGATCAGAGGTTTTTAAGGATAAAAGAAACTCATCCTAAGGTATATGAGTACATTATGAAATCTGTAGATAGTGGCGGATTAGGGTATGAGGAGATTATAAAGTGGATCAATAAACACAGTGATTTTAATATTATGTTTTAGTACAGGAGGAGGTAGTAAAAAGCCTCCTCTAT